GTTAGAGGTCTGACCCGACGAGGCGAGAGGAGCGTACTTTCTACGCTCAAGGCTCTCGCCACCGTTGGCCATGCGGTCTTGCAAAGCAAGAACGCGAACCTCTTGCTTAGGATGAGCAAATGCCCCGCTAAGCGTAATGACTCGAAACGCGGTACCCCACTGTACGAGGTCCGTAAGAACTGGAGTGCAATATCCACCTCCCTCAGGCTGATCTATGGCGACATCAGAGAAGGGGCAAAGCTCTACGCCCCCCACAACCGACACATCCTAAGGATGTACGTGAAGTGGGTATCTTTGATGTTGCGGCGCGGACTCTACGCCGCGGCCAAAGAACTTAGTAGCCTGAGTCGTCAGAAGGCGATCACTCAAGTCGCACCGCTGCAGAATAGAGGGAAGACAAGCTATGCTCTCTTCCTAGGCTCTACCCTCGCGCGCGGCTGTATTGTGACCCGGCCTTCCGACGAAGCCATACGGACCGAAGTACTGAACGCAATCACCCGCATTACCACCAAGACTCCAATGCCTGGCCAGCCCCTCCTAGAGCGCCTTCGGACCTTCATAAAGAAGGTGATCAAACCGAAGGCAAAGGGTTACCAGCCGCTACTGCCCCTACCATCCGCCAACTCCTGCTTCGAAAGATCTCGAAAGCAGGGTGGGGCCCTCCACGCACTTGAAAAGTACGGGTGGGTCCCTGCGGAAGTCGTGGCACTTGAGCAGGCAGAGGCATATGAGGAGTGGAAGCGTAATCAAGCCCTCCAAGCCGGTCAAAGCTGGGCCAATGTCGAAACATTGGATCTCCCAGACCTCGAGCGGGAAATGGCCATATCAGCTGACCATTGGGAGGGCTATGAAGAGGATTACACTTCTGGACCCAGATGGCGGTACGGACATGCGGAACCTCGTCGACGGACCCTCCTGGAGACCTTCAGAGAAGCGGCAGATGAAGCCCGCTTCGAGCGTAAGGCCAAGGCGCTTCCCATCGTCCAACCGGACGGGAAGATCCGGGTTGCAACGTTGCACTCTAGCTCGGTGGTCTGGATGGCCAAAGCCATGACCAGCCACCTGCTGCCGCATCTACGACGGCTAACAATGAGCAGGGACATGCTAACGAACAAACCCGTGATCCTCACCAATAGATCGGCCGAGCCAAAGATCCTATTCTCGGCTGATCTTACCAAATCAACGGACCCAATCAGTATAGAGCTCTCGTCCTTCGTCATGAACGAGATCACTGAGGTGATTGGTAAACCCGATTGGTGGGACAACGCCATGCGCTCAGTCATCAATAGCCACGACCTCTACTATGAAGGCAACCGCTACACAACTACCTGTGGGGCCCTAATG